ACCCGGCCCGTCGCGGACCTCGCGTCCGCCTGCACGTCCTGCGCCGGCCGTCTCGCCCGCGCGCTCGGCGACGTCGCGTCCCTCACCGAGGACCTCGACGACGCGATCACCCGCCAGACCCGCACCAGCTCCGGTATCGGCGTCGCGTCCCGGTCCGCCGACCGGCCCCTGCCGTGGGACCAGAACGCGTCCCTCGCCGCCTCCACGCTGCGCAACACCCTGTCGACGTGGACCCGCCTCGTCGCCGAGGAACGGGGCCGGGAGCTGCCCGCCGACACGATGCCCGCCATGGCCGCGGTCCTGCTCGGCCAGCTCGAGTGGATCCGCCACCACCCGGCCGCCGCCGAGGTCGTGGACGAGATCACGTACGCCGTCGGGGAGGCACGCCGGGCGGTCGACCTGACGCCGAACAGCTCGACGTTCCTCGTCGGCCCCTGCCCCGAGGACGACGAGGCGGGCGCCTGCCCCGGACAGGTGCGGGCGTACATCCCCCGCCAGCTGGACCGGGAGGCGAAGATGGCGTGCGGGGCGTGCGGCACGGCGTGGGAGCCCGCGCAGTGGATGCGCGCGGGACGGCGGATCCTGGCCCGGCGGACAGCCGAGCCCACGTACCGGCGAGAGGGAGGGGCGGCATGACACGAGACGGCAAGATCGACACGAGCGCACTGGCGGGGCCGCCGCACACCGACCCGGTGTGCATCCGGGGCAGGCTCGGCATCGGCCTCGACGAGTGGACACCGCAGCAGTGGCGGGAGCACGGCGCCTGCGTCAGGGCCGCCGCGTACGAGGCCCTGGCGGCCGAACACCCCTTGAAGGCGTCCCAGCTCACGGGGCAGCACGAGATCGAGTTGTCGCACTGGTCGAGGTCGATCCTGGAAGGCCGGGCCCGCATCCTCCACAAGGCCTTCGACGGCCTGGGGATCACCCACACCATCCGCTGGAACGGCCCTCGGAACGTCGTGTTCCTCATTCCGGTCGGGCAGACGCTCGCGTGATGGCTGACGACGTGAAGTCGGCCGAGTGGCTGTAGACAGGACTACAGGAGCACTGTAGTGTGGTCTACACCAGAGAGGGAGAGGACCCCCGAGATGACCGAGACCAGCACCGACCGCCACGTCACCGAGGACAACACCTTCGTCTACCCGATCATCCGCCACACGCCCGGCGGCGATGTCCACCTCGACCCGGCGCGACCGGTCCTGGTCGACATCGCCGCGAGCATGGCCATCGCCCGGACCATCGCCGCCGAGACCGCGGGTTCCGACGCGGGCCGGCTGGAGTGGGTGGGCGACGACGAGGTGGCGGAGGCGTACATCACGGTCACCCGGCCCACGTGGACCGACGAGGCGGTGAAGGAGGGCGAGGACATGGCCCGCCCGACCGGGTACGTCGAGACACGGGTGCTCGTGTTCAGCATCGGGGCCCACCCGGTGGCGATCGCGTGATCAGCCACGGAACTCGGCTGAAGACCCTGGCACGACGCCGCGCCAGGGTCAGGGCCGACCTCGCCGAGGTGACCGAGCAGGTGAGAGCCGCGGTTCTGGAGGAGCTGGCCGCTGGCCAGCCGGAGGCGGCTGTGGCGCGGGACGCGGGTGTCGACCGGATGACCGTGCGGCGATGGGCTGGGAAGCTCCCGAAGGGGGACGCGGAATGAGCGCGCCTGTGACCGTCTGGCTGACCGTGGCGGACGTGGTGCGGATCTACCACGTCAAGTCCGGCCACGTGTACGTCCTCGCCCACCGCCACCACTGGCGGCGCATCCGCGTCGCGGGGGTCGTCGCGTACGACTCCGACTCCGTCGACAGGGCTCTCGGCCGCGCTGCTTGACACGGATCCGTAAGAACGCTCAACTACTCTCCTACGGAGTCGCGTGGGGCCACGGCCCCCCGGCTCCGTGTTCACGTCCGGCGGTGACGGGGCCCACCCGCGGAACAGGGCCGGGCGCGCGACGCCATCCGGCCGCCGGACCCAGCTTCCCCTCGGCACGTCCCGACCCCGCTGGAGGTGCCCCGTGGTCGAGGCCCCGCAGCTCGTCCCCATCGCGGGCGACATCGGGCTCACCGTCATCACCGGGCCCGTCGGCCTGGCGATCCGGCTCGGGCAGTGGCTCACCCTCGACGGGGCGCCGTACCAGCACGCCTTCCTCGTCACCGACGACCAGGGCACCACCGTGGAGGCCATGCCCGGCCGCGACGGTGTCCGCCGCAACCACGTCGAGGCCTACGACAGCGACCGGACCTGCTACGTCCGGGTGTCCGGTATGGACGACGCCGACCGGTACGAGGTCGCCCGGCAGGGCTTCGCACTCCTCGGCGCCAAGTACTCCTACGGGCAGTACCTCTCGCTCGCCCTCCTCGGCCTCGGCCTGAAGCCGAAGCGGCTCCGCCGGCGCATCGCCGACGCCGGGCACGTCATCTGCTCCCAGCTCTGCGACGAGGCGTACGTCCGGGCCCGCAAGCTCCGGCCCGCCGTGCCGCAGCTGTTCGACGACGGCCGGCAGCCCGGCGACGTCACCCCCGGCGACCTGTACCGGAACATGACCGCGGCGAACACCCACTTCACCTGGTCCGGGCTCCTCGGCAACGGGCTGCCCCGGTGATCGAGCCACTGTGGATCGCCGTGTCGTTCGCCGAGGCCGCCACCGCCGTGCTGGTCCTCGTCCGGTACCGGAAGTGACCACCTACCGGGAGGGCTGACCGGTGCCGCTCTACCGCCAGAAGCCGCCGCAGGTCGAAGCCGTCCAGTACGACGCGCCCGACACCGCCCCGCTCACCGCCCTCGGCGCTGACTTCGACACCACCACCGACGGGTACACCCTGCGCCTGTACCCGACCGCCGGATCCCACATCGACTACACCCCGCTGTACCCCGGCGACTGGGTGATCAAGCGACCCGGCGGCACCTTCGAGGTGTGCGCCGCCGGGGACTTCACCACCCACTACGAGCTCGTCCCGTGACCGTCTGCTGGACACCATCGGCCGACCGGGTCGACCGGGCCCTCGCGCGCCTCCCGTGGTGCACCCGGGCCTGGGCGGCCGCGTTCACACTCCTCGGGTTCACCGAGTCCCGCGCCGAGCAGAGGCTCCGCGCCCGGCTGCGGGGGAGGTGAACCCCTCATGACCGCGTGGATCCACGTCGTCGTCACCGTCTTCGGTGTCATCTGGGCCTGAGCTCGCGAGGGAGGCCGCCGTGACCCTCGACCTCGGCGGCCTCCACTCGTGGGAACTCGCCGCCCTCCGCGCCGCGGCGGACCTGCTCGACCCGCCCCCGCCGCGCTGGGCCACACCGGGCGCCCTCGCCGTCGACCTGGAGCCCGCCACCCGGCAGACGCCGGCGCTGGAGCTCATCGACCGAGCGCTGGTCGATGTGTACGAGGGGCGCGAGGACCGCCTCGCGGTGTCGATGGCGCCGCAGGAGGGCAAGTCCACCAAGATCTCCCGCTGGTTCCCGCTGTGGTGGCTCTCCCGCCGCCCCGACACCCGCATCGCGATCGTGTCCTACGAGCTCGGCGTCGCCCGGCGCCTGTCGCGGCAGATCCGCAACGACATCACCGCCTACGGCGCGGCCCTCGGCCTCTCCGTCCGCTCGGACACCTCCGCCGCGCACGAGTGGCAGCTCGACGGTCACCGCGGGGGCGTGTACGCGGTCGGCGTGCAGGGCGCGCTCACGTCCCGCCCGGTGGACCTGCTGATCATCGACGACCCGGTGAAGGACTGGAAGACCGCGCAGTCCGAGTCGGCCCGCGAGGACGCCTGGCTGTTCTGGCAGTCCGTCGCCGGGCCCCGCCTCGCGCCCGGCGCCCCGGCCGTCACCGTCGCCACCCGCTGGCACCACGACGACCTCATCGGCCGCCTCACCTCCGATCCCGAGACCGGCTCCGAGTGGCGGGTCATCAACATCCCGGCGCAGGCAGACCACAAGCCGGACGAGGGCCAGGCGGACCTGCTCGGCCGGGAGCCGGGCCAGTTCATGATCTCGGCGCGCGCCGGCCGGGAGCGGGAGTGGTCGCGGATCAAGGCCCGGTCCGGGAGCCGCATCTGGAACGCCCTGTACCAGGGCCGCCCATCCCCCGCCGAGGGCGACATCCTCAAGCGGGACTGGTGGAAGTTCTACGAGACGCCGCAGTGGATCGAGCGGCCGGACGGCTCCCGGGTCGTGCTCGGCGAGGCGACGGTCATCCAGTCGTGGGACCTCGCGTTCAAGGACACCGCCAGCTCGGACTACGTCGTCGGGCAGGTGTGGTGCCAGCGCGGCGCGGACGCGTTCCTCCTGCACCAGGTGCGCGCGCGGCTGTCGTTCACCGAGACGATCCACGCGATCCTGGGCGTGAGCGCCATGTGGCCGCAGTCGTCGCTCAAGCTCATCGAGGACAAGGCCAACGGGCCCGCGGTCATCAGCTCGCTGGCCCGCCGGGTCGCCGGGATCGTGCCGGTGGAGCCGGACGGGTCGAAGCTGGCCCGCGCCAGCGCGGTGGCACCGTTCGCCGAGAGCGGAAATGTGTGGCTGCCGGACCCGCAGCTCGCGCCGTGGGTCATGGAGTTCGTCGAGGAATGCGCCGGGTTCCCGAACGGGGCGAACGACGACCAGGTCGACACGTTCTCGCAGGCACTGACCCGGCTGATGCTGATGCCGCTGCTCGCCGGCGACGAGCTGGTCGAGGACGACGAGCTCGCCGGATTCCGCATTTCGGCCTACTGAGGAGACGACGTGGAGATCGCAGGCGTCCCGGAGTACATCACCCGTCAGCAGATCGTCGACGTCCTCGCGAGCCTCGGCATCGACGCCGAGGACATCACCAGGGATTGGGGCGTGACGATCAACGGCAACGGCGTACGCGCCGAGGTGTTCGCCCGCAACGCCGAGGGCAAGCGGTACGTGCCGCCCGGCGCCGACGACTGCGCGAAGCACCTCATCACGATCCCCATCAAGGACTGAGACGGAGGCGCGCCGTGGGCATCTTCATCTCGGCCTACTGAGGATTCTCCGGGTCACCGAACATGGAGACCGTCGTGGCACCGTCGGAGTCCGTCGTCGGGTCGCTGTCGACGATGAACCGGAACTCGACGCCGTCGTAGTCGACGACCGTGACGAGGTCCCCTCGACGCATCTGAGGATCGAAGTCGAACCAGCCGTGCGCATCCATGCGCCAAGGGTAGCGACGAGGGGGGTGCGCCGTGGGCATCTTCGACCTGTTCCGCGCGAGTCCCCTCACCGAGGCCGACCCGCAGGCCCGCATCGACGACCTGTCCGAGGCCCTGCGCGCCGAGCAGGAGAACAACCTCCTCGTCACCGAGTCCCTCGCCGACCTGGAACTCGCCCTCGAAGATTCCGGATGGCGCAAGCTCGCCTTCACCGGCACGAACGAATTCACCCGCGACGGCCTGCGCCAGATCAGCGCATTGTGCCAGCTCATGGCGATAAAGAATCCGCTGATAAAGCGCGGGCTGAATTTGCGGATCGCTTATGTGTGGGGCCAGGGCGTGCAGTTCTCCGCCCGCTCCAACGGTGAGGACGGCGAGCAGGACGTCAACGCCGTCGTGCAGGCGTTCCTCGACGACCCCATGAACCGGCGGGTCCTCACCGGGCAGCAGGCCGCGGAGGAGAAGGAACGCGCGCTCGGCACGGACGGCAACGTCCACTTAGCGCTGTTCACCTCGCCCCGCTCGGGCCGGGTGCAGGTGCGGGAGCTGCCGTGGGACGAGATCACCGACGTCATCTGCAACCCCGACGACGCCGCCGAGGTCTGGTACTACCGCCGCGACTGGACCCGGCAGGCCCCCGACCCGCTGTCCGGCGAGATCCGCGCCGAGCAGGTCACGACGCTGTACCCGGACGTCCACTACCGCCCCCAGGTGCGGCTGCGGCGGGGCAGGATCGACGGCCGCGACGCCGAGATCATGTGGGACGCCCCCGTCGTGCAGATCTCCGTCAACAAGCTGTCGGGCTGGAAGTTCGGTGTCGGCGACGCATACGCCGCGATCGACTGGGCCCGGGCGTACAAGGACTTCCTCGAGGACTGGGCGAAGCTCGTCAAGGCGCTGTCCCGCTTCGCGTGGAAGACCACCGGCCCCGGGTCGAAGACCGCGCAGCGCGCCGCGCGGATCGCGCAGGCCGCGTCCCGCAGCGCCGTCACCGGGGAGCGCAACGACATCGGCGCGACCGCCGTCATGGACCCCATGTCCACCCTGGAGGCCATCCCGAAGACGGGCGCCACCATCGACTCCGAATCCGGCCGGCCGCTGGCGATGATGGTCGCCTCCGCCCTGGGCGTACCGGTGACGATGCTGCTCGGCGACCCCGGGCAGACCGGGGCGCGGGCGACCGCGGAGACCCTCGACAAGCCGACCGAGCTGGAGATGGGCTCGCGGCGGGCGCTGTGGACCGCGGGGTACGAGACGATCCTGTCCTACGTCATCGACCAGGCCGTGAAGGCCCCCGGCGGGCCGCTGCGGGGCACCGTGATGCGGGACCCGGAGACCGGCCGGGAGGTCGTGACGCTCGCGGGGGACGGCGACCGCACGATCGACATCGACTGGCCGCCGCTGTCCGAGACGGACCCGGTTGCGCTCATCGAGGCCATCGTGAAGGCCGAGGCCACCGGCAAGGTCCCGCCGCTGCTGATCGCCCGGCTGCTGATGCAGGCCCTCGGCGTCGAGGACGTCGACGAGTGGCTCGCGGAGCTGGTGGACGAGAACGGGGACTTCGTGTCCCCGGACACCTCCGCCGGCCAGGTCGCGGTGACCGCGTTCCGCAACGGCCAGGACCCGGCGGCGGTGGTCGGGGACGCGCAGCCGCCTCCGGCCGGGCAGTAGCCGGTGCGGCGCGCCCGGACGGTGGCCGCGTGGGCGCTGTTCACCGGATCGATCATCGGGTGGCCGCCGCAGGTGGCGCTCAAGCTCACCCTCGCCAGGGACGAGCCGCAGTTCGTGCTCGCGTCCCAGGTCCACGAGGAGCAGGGTGACGATGGCGATCAGCGCTGAGACCCTGCGGCTGTCCCGCGAGCTGCGGATCACCATCGCCCAGGTCGCCGACCAGCACACCCGTGACCTCGTCAAGGCGTGGGCCCTGGCGTGGGACGACCTGCGCGCCGAGCTGGACGCCGCCCTGCTCGACCTCGCGGGCATCGAACCCGGCACGTGGCCGAACCGGGCGCAGATCAACCGCGCCACCCGCGCCCGCAAGGCCCTGGGCGCCGTCGAGGACGCCCTGGGCAAGCTCGCCGACGACGCCCGGATCACCATCACCGACGCGCTCGGCGAGGTCGTGGACCTGTCCTCGGCAGCACAGGGCCGCATCATCGCCAGCCAGCTCCCCGAGCAGGCAGGCACCAGCGCCGAGCTGGCAGCCCAGTTCGACCGCACGGACCCGGAGACCCTGGCCGCCATCGTCGCGCGCAGCACCGAGCAGATCACGGCGCTGAGCAGGCCCCTGTCCGCCGCGGCGACCGAGGAGATGAGGCGGGCGCTCGTCCGCGGCGTCGCCGTCGGGGACAACCCGCGGACCACCGCGTCCCGGATGCTGGCACGCCTGGAGGGCGTCTTCAACGGCGGCCTCACCCGGGCGCTGGTCATCGCCCGCACCGAGACCCTCGACGCGCACCGCGCCGGCGCGGCCGCGCAGCAGTGGGCCAACCGGGACGTGCTCGCCGGGTGGGTCTGGCAGGCCGAGCTGGGGTCGAGGACCTGCCCCGGCTGCTGGGCCAAGCACGGCACCGAGCACCCGCTGGACGAGGACGGGCCGCTCGACCACCAGCAGGGCCGCTGCACCCGGCTGCCCCTCACGAAGACCTGGCGGGAGCTCGGCTTCGACATCCGCGAGCCGGCCAGCGTGCTCCCCGACGCGCGCACCGCGTTCCGGGCCATGCCCGAACGCGACCAGCTCGCCGTGATGGGCGCGGCCCGCCTCGACGCGCTGAACTCGGGCCGCGCGCAGTGGGCGGACCTGGCCACCCGCCGCACCACTGCGGGCTGGCGGGACTCCTACGCCCCTACGCCGGTGCGCGACCTGGCTGGAGTGTCGTAGCACCGCACTCGCACCGGTACCACAGGCTCGCCCCGTCCACCTCGGACAAGGCGACCTCCGCCAGCTCCCACACATGCCCGGGGCACTCACCCGGGCAGGAACCCTCGTTGCGGTCGTCGTCGCCCACCCGCGCAGCGTATGCCCGCGCGCCATGCCCCAGGGAGGGCCGATGCCGCAGCCCCTCGCGATCCGCGAGACCGCCCCCAGTCTCACCGAGGCCGTCACTCCGGTCGGAGAGACCGGCCGGCGGATCTCCGTGCAGCTCATCACCCCCGGCTGGGGCAGCTCCGGCTACTACTCCCCCGCCGTGCTCGCCGAGGCCGCCGCTGGCAAGGTCTTCCCCGCCGGGACCCACATGTACCTGGACCACCCGAGCGTCACCGAGGCCATCGACCGGCCGGAGCGGTCGGTGCGCGACCTCGCCGCGGTGCTGACCACCGACGCCACCGTCGCCCCCGGCGGCGGCCTGGTCGCGGAGGCCGACGTCTTCGCCCCGTACCGGGAGCTCGTCGCCGAGGCGAAGGACGCGATCGGCGTCAGCATCCGCGCCGCCGGCGTCGCCGAAGCCGGGGAAGCCGAAGGCCGCACCGGCACGATCATCACCGCGATCACCGAGGGCCTGTCCGCCGACTTCGTCACCCACGCCGGACGCGGCGGCCGCGTGCTGGCGCTGCTGGAGTCCGCGCGCGCGCCGCTCCACGAGGCGCACGGCATGACCGCCAACGACCTGCGGGACGCGATCAACTCGGCGGTCCGCGACGCCCACGCCGGCGAGCAGCGGTACGCGTGGGTCCGCGACTACACCGACGACTGGGTCGTCTTCGAGCTCGAGACCCCCGACAGCAGCCAGCTCCTCCAGCAGGCCTACACCGTCGCGGACGCCGCCGTGAGCCTCACCGGCACGCCCGTCGAGGTCACCGCCCGCACCACCTACGTCCCGGTCAACCCGGCCGGGCAGTCCATCCCCACCACGGAGTCCGAGGAGGACACCATGCCCCAGATCGAGGAGGCGCGTCAGCGCCAGCTCGAAGAGGCGGCCGGCCGGGTGCAGGCGCTCGAGTCCGAGCGTGACACCGAACGCCAGCGCGCCGAGGCGGCCGAGCGCCAGCTCGCCGAGGCCACCGCCCGTACCGCCGCCGGACCGGTCGTCGACCGGCTGCTCTCCGAGTCCGACCTGCCCACCGCCACGTACGCCGACGTCCGCACCCGTGCGCTCGCCGCCGTGCCGGTGACCGACGGGAAGCTCGACGAGGCCGCGTTCACCACCGCCGCGAAGGCCGTGATCGAGGCCAAGCGCACCGAGGTCGCCGCGATCCGGCAGGAGCTCGGCGAGGGCCGGGTCAGCGGGCTCGGCGGCGGCACCACCCCGAGTGGCGGCGTCACGCGCGCCGACACCGACATCGCCATGGCCGAGGCGTTCGGCCGCAAGCCCGTGAAGACGGAGGTCTGAGCCCATGGCCACGAACAAGGTCTACGACCGCGGCGTCCAGCTGTCCCTGGCCGCCTCCGACCCGGCGACGCCGGCGTCCGGTGACCCCGTCCTCGTCGGGCAGATGCCCGGCGTCTCGCTCATCAACGAGACCGCCGACGGCAAGACGTCCGTCGCGTTCGAGGGCGTGTTCTCGCTGTCGGTGAAGGGTGTCACCACGGCCGCCGCGGGCTCCGCGGTCGCGGTCGGCGACATCCTCTACTACGTGCCCGGCAACACGCCGAAGTTGTCCAAGGCGTCCGGTGACGCCGGTGCGGTCCGCTTCGGGTACGCACTCGGGGCGGTCAACTCGGCCGCGACGGCCACCATCCAGGTCCGGCTCGGCTACTGAGCCAGGAGAGGAAAACCACCATGACGACTCTGCAGACCCTCTCCGGCAGCTCCGCCGAAGCCGTGGCCTCCGAGACCGGCTGGGGCCCCAGGCCCCGCCTGTCCGAGACGACCATCCTGGAGGCCGCCCACCTGATGGGTAGGGCCTTCAACGGCAGCCGGCGCGCGATGCTGGACTTCACGGAGGCGCTGTCCACCAGCGACTTCCGCAACGCCGCGTTCGAGGTCCTCGACCGGGAGATGCTCACCCGGTACGAGGACCTGCCCGCCGTGTGGACCGGGTACGCCCGCCGCACCACGGTCCGGGACTTCAAGCCCAAGACGATGGTCGACCTCCTCGGCGGCCTCGCCGCCCTCGACCCGGTGCCGGAGCTGACCGAGTACCCGGCGCGGGGCGTGTCGAAGGCGTACTACCAGCTGTCGGTCACCAAGTACGGCGGCCGCTTCCAGATCAGCTGGGAGTCCATCGTCAACGACGAGCTCGGCGAGCTCCGGGACCTGCCCGGCCACCTCGCCGTGGCGTCGCGGGACACCGAGTCCCGCACCGCCGCGGGCCTGCTCACCGACGGCAACGGCCCGAACGACACGTACTTCAACGCGACCGCCTTCAACCGCACGCAGGCCGCGAACGGCACCTGGTCAGGCGGCTCGAGCAACCTGCTCACCGCCAACCCGCCGCTGACCACGGACAACCTGGCGAACGCGCTGCAGACGATCAGCCAGCGCCGCGACCCGCAGAACCGGCCGATCGCCGTGTCCGCGTTCGCCCTCGTCGTCCCGCCGGCGCTGGAGTTCACGGCCCGCAAGATCCTCGACACCACCGAGATCCGCATCACCAGCGGCTCGCAGACGGTGATCATGGGGAACTTCCTCAACGGGAAGGTCAAGCTGGTCGTGGACCCGTGGCTGCCGGTGCTCGACCTCGGCGCGAACTCGGCCACGACCTGGTACCTGCTGCCGGACCCGGGCTCGTCCCGCCCGGCGCTGCACGTCGGGTTCCTGCGTGGGCACGAGACGCCGGACCTGCGGGTCAAGGCGGACGCCGGCGCCCGTGTGGGTGGCGGCGCGCTCGCGGCGGAGGACGGCTCGTTCGACGTGGACGACATCCAGTACCGGGTGCGCCACGTCGTCGGATCGGTGGGCACCGACATGATCGCCACCGCGGCGTCCAACGGCTCCGGCTCCTGATCGTGGCCGGGCTGCCTCGTCCGGTTACGGCGACGGAGGAGTACCTGGCGGCGATGGTGGACCGGCTGGACCAGCTCCTCGACCGCACCCCGCCCCGGCAGGATGAGGACCCTGCCGGGTCGGGGACGGTGGAGCTGCGGGAGCCTGCGGTGTCCCCCACGCCGGTGACGGACGCCGGGCTGCCGGAGCCCCGCGGCAACGAGTCGCGGGAGACCTGGGCCGAGTTCGCCCGGCAGCAGGGTGCGCCGGAACGCGAGCTCGCGGACCCCGCCGACGGCGGGCTGACCCGCAACCAGATCCGCGCGAAGTACGGCACAGCCGACTGATCCGGCGCCGGGGCGTCAAGCGCACCCCCGTGTCACACCACCCCAGGCGCAAGGCCGTTCGGGCGGCTCCACAGGGGGCTCTCGGCCGCCTGCCAGGAACGGACCTGCGCCCCGGCGCCACCTCACCGTCCCGACTACGTACCGGAACAGGCAGTCCATCATGGACGGACCCACCAGCCCCACGCCCGAGGCGGAGCCGGAGCCCACACCGGAGCCCACGCCCGAGCACCACGCCGGCACCCTGATGCTGTCGGGCGAGGGCAACCCGCCGGCCGAGCCGGAGGCTGACCGGTGACCATCCAGACGGCGACGCAGAAGAACACCCTGGCGACCGCGTACGGGAACGCGGCGACGCACGCCGCGCTGTACACGACGGTGCCGGGTGCGTCGGCGGGTACGGAGGTGACCGGCGGGTCCCCGGCGTACGCGCGGAAGGCGATCACGTGGGGCGCCCCGTCGAACGGGGTCATCACGGCGACCGTCACGTTCGACGTGCCGTCGGGGACGACGGTCGCGGGCGCGGGCGTGCACACGGCGCTGACCGCGGGCACGTACCTCGACGGCGCGGCGGTGACGTCGCAGGCCTTCGCGTCGCAGGGGACGTACGCGCTCACCCTCACCTACACGCAGACCTGACCGATGGGCCTCCTCGCGGGCACGCTGTACGACCCGGCCGCCGCCGTCACGAAGGCCACCACGGCGGCGCTGGCGATGACGGCGATGGACACGACGAACCTGCGGCTGGTGTTCACCGTGCCCGCGAACGGGCGGGTCCTGGTCCGTCTCGCGGGCGGGGCGATCCACGGGGCGGCGACGTACCCGCAGATCCTCCTCGGCGTGCTGGAGGGCGCGACGGTACGCGGCCGGGTGACGCCGCAGGTCACGATCAACGGCACGGCCCTCGCGACGACCATGGCCACGCCGGAGGCCCTGCTCATCGTCACGGGCCTGAGCGCCGGGGCGTCGCTGACGTGGGACGCGGCGTACGGGGTGGAGACCCTGGTCGCCTCGACGGGCCTGAAGTACGGCGGGCCGAACAACACGACCGCGAACGACGCGTTCGGCGGGTTCGCGTTCGAGATCTGGAGCACCTGACCGGTGAGCCTGCCGATCCTGCTCCTGGCCGCCGAGGCCACGGGCACCGGCGGCGGCGCGGTCCGGTTCGACGCCGACGGCGAGGACTTCACCTCCACGTCGGCGCCGCCGTCGGACCCGTACACGGTCACGTGCTGGGCGATGGTCGTCACCGACCGGGACGCGTTCTCCACGTTCTGGGGCGCGGACGCCGGGACGACCACGCAGAGCCAGGTGATCCTCCAGACCCTCGCCGACGGCGTGACCGTGTCGCTGGTGTGCCTGTCTGGTGAGGGCACCGACATCACGAACGGTCCCGCCATGACCGCCGGGCAGTGGTACCGGCTCGCGGTGGTCCGCAACGGCACCAGCATCACCCTGTACCACGGCACGGCGACGGGGTCGCTGACGGCGATCAGCCAGAACGACTGGGTGACCGCGGCGGCGCCGACGACGATGCGGATCGGCGAGTCCGTCTGGACGGCCGAGTGGCTCAACGGCCGCATGGCCGCGTTCAAGCACTGGTCGGCCGCGCTGACGGCGACCGAGCTCGACGCCGAGTTCGCGCAGTACGCCCCGGCGCGCACGGCGAACCTGACGCGGTACCACCCGTTCGTCACCGCCTCCCCGGCCGACCAGTCCGGGAACGCGCGGACCCTCTCCGGCGGGACCGGCACCACCACGGAGTCCGGGCCGCCGATCCCCGAGACCGGCACGAGCTTCTCCGGCACCCTCGCGCTGTCGGGTGGCGGCACCCTCGCCGGGACAGGCGTCCCGGGCTACGCGGGCACCCTCGGCCTGTCCGGGTCGGGAACGCTCACCGCGGCGGGAACCCCGGCCCCGGCAGGGACCCTGACGCTCGCAGGGTCGGGAACGCTCACCGCCGCCGGTACGCCCGCCGCGTCCGCCACGGTGAGCCTGTCCGGAACCGGCGCGCTCACACCCACCGGCAACCCGGCCACGACCGGCTCCACCGCCTTCTCGGGCGGCGGGACGCTCACCTTCACCGCCGCCCCCGCCACCACGGGGACGCTCGGTCTCACCGGCGGCGGGACGCTCACGCCGACCGGCACACCGGCCGCCACCGGTATGGCGGCCCTTGGCGGGCAGGGCACGCTCACCACCACCGGGACCGCCGGTGGAGACGCCACCGGCACCGTCACGTTCACCGGCAACGGCGCCCTCACGACCGCCGGTACGCCGTCCACCACCGCCACACGGGCCCTCTCCGGTACGGGCAGCCTCGCTGCCACCGGGACACCCGCAGCGGCGGCCACGATCACGCTCACCGGCTCGGGAGCCCTGACCCTCACGGGCACGCCCCAGGTGCCGGCAAGCGCCGGCCTGACCGGCGCCGGGGTGCTCGCGCTCACCGGCGCGACCGCGGCGTCCGGAGACCTCGCG